CCTTTTTTGTTTGTCAGCCATTTTGGGTGCTTTATAAGAAAATTGAAACACAATGGAAAAAGAGTATAGACAATTAAGTGTAGAACTCAGAGCCAACCCTGAAAATCGTCTTATTGAGGGTGTGGCTATTCCTTTTAATGTTCAATCCCCAAACAGGGAGGGCTTTCGTGAGTCCATTGCACCTGAGGCTGTAGAGGGTGTTATCGAGAAATCTGACATCCTTATGCTTTACAACCATGATGCTGATAAGGGTTTCCTTGCTCGTTCAAACAAAGGTAAGGGTAGCCTTGTTATCGATGTCCAGCCTGATGGCGTCCATTTCGCTTTCGAGGCTAAGCACGATAACCTCAGTAACTATGTTTATGAAAGGCTTCTTGCTGGTGAACTAAACGAAACTTCCTGGGCTTTCACTGTTGCAGAAGATGTTTGGAAGAAGGGTGAAGATGGTGTATATGACAGGACCATCACCAAGTTCGACAGACTGTATGATTTCAGTGTTGTAAACAACTCGTACTATGGCATCAAGGACGCTGTAGGCTGCAAGCGTTATGCAGAAATCCTTGAAGAGGAAAAGGCTGAGAACGAACGCAAACTTGCAGAACTCAAGGCTGAGGAAGAGCGTAAGGCTGCTGAGGAATTGGAGCAGAAAAAGGCAAAACTTGCTGGATATTACCAGCAACTTCGTGATGAATATAAAGACATCCTACCACAGGAGTAAGAGCATACATTTTCATCACTTATAATAATAAGTAATAAACTTCAAATCTTTCATAGTAATGACTGAACTTGAACTTAGAGAAAGAATTGCAAATCTGAAAGAGCAGGTTAACACCCTTATTACAAGTGGTGAGACTGAGGAAAGGGAGTTGAATGAAAATGAAACCAACACCCTCAATGAACTTCGCCAACAGATTGCTGACGCTGAGTCTGAACTTGCCAATATCGAGGCTGAAAATCGTAGACTCGCACAAGAAAATGAACATAATAAAGAAACAAAAATTGTAAAAAGAATGAAACTCGTTGATTTGATTAATGGTGTTGTTAATGGCAACATCAACGACGAACAGAGGGCTTTCGTGGAAGGTAACAAGATTGTCCTTCGTAATGCCCCTGAAGCAATCCAGGCTACTGTTGCTACTGCTGGTCAGGAAAATGTGCCTGAGGAAAAGAAATCCCTCGATGTTGCTATTCGTAACGCCTCCATCCTTTCAAAGATGGGTGCTACCTGGTTTGGCAACGCTGTTGGTGACATTTCAATGCCTAAATATTCTGGTTCCAATGTAGGTTGGAAGGGTGAGATTACTACTGCTGACAATGGTGCTGGCAACTTCTCTGAGGTTGTGCTCAGTCCAAAGCGTCTTACTGCCTATGTAGACGTTTCCAAGCAGTTCCTTCTCCAGGACAGCAACGATGCTGAGGCTATCCTCATCCAGGACCTCGCTGAGGCTATCGCTGAAAAATTCGACAAGACTGTGTTTGGTTCTGCCTCTGGTACTACCACTCAGCCTGCTGGTCTTTTCGCTGAAGGTGCAGATTACCTCGTAACTGCTGCTACTGACCTTTCTGCTGTCACTTATGACGATGTTCTCAAACACGAAAGTGCTGTTGAGGAACACAATGGTCAGAACTTCCTCTACATCATCAACCCTAAGGTTAAATACGCTTTCAAGGGCACCCAGATGGCTTCTGGACTCCAGATGGTCTATGGTAACAACGAAATCGATGGATATAAGGCTATCTCCAGCAACTCTGTGGTTGCCAATGGTCTTATCTGCATGGACCCTCGTGACCTTGCTGTAGCAACCTGGGATGGTGTGGAAATCACTGTTGATACCACTTCACGTGCTATCTATGGTGAGGTTCGTCTTGTGGTTAACTACTACTGCGACGCCAAACTTCGTGGTGACAGAATCTCTGCTGAAATCTTTGGTTAATAACTGACTAAACAATCATCAAGATGTACATTACGCTTGAACTTGCTAAAAAGCACCTAAATATTGAGCCTGACTTTCACGATGATGATGAGTACATCGTAGGGCTCATTGATGCTGCTGAGCAGGCTGTGCGTGTCCACGTCAATGATGATTTGGAGGTAATCGCTGAGAAAAATGGGGGTTGTTTACCAACCCCCTTATTCCAGGCGATGTTACTAATGGTTGGTAACTTATACCAAAATCGTGAGGTCATAGGTCCAAGGACTGTTACGTTACCCTTTAACTACCAATACCTAATAAACCTTTATCAAAACTACAATAACTAATGATTTACGCTGGAACACTGACTGAGCATCTAAGTTTCTACCACATCGTAGAAACCCAGTCTGACAGTGGTTTCAAGCATACTGAAGAGGTGTTGTACTTGAAATTGAGGGCTGACAGACTGAAAAATAAGGAAAACTATGTGGTGAATGCAGACGAATTATTCCACTTCCCACACCTTACCTTCAAGTTTAGGTATGACAAACGCATCAAGGAAACTGATGTAGTAGTGTATGAGGGTGAAAGGTATCGTATAACATCGATAGACAAAAATGCCTTGGACAAAGAAGAAACAATAATAGTCGAAAAGATTAATGAGTAATGGTCATAGATAACAACACTTGTGGGAACACATTTTTCAACAGCCTACAGAAATGGAAGGTTGGTAATATCGTAAGATACATACTCATTAACAACGACGACCTGAAGCCACTTATAGGTACCAAGGTGTATCCATTGATTGCACCTGAAAACACCCAGGGTGACTTCGTAATCTACCAGAGGGAAAAGTATTCAAAGCACTGGGCTAAGCAAGGTGTATATGAGGATGATTGCCAGGTAGCAGTAACCATTGTTTCTGAGAATTACGATAACGCAGTTGACCTTGCTGAAAAAGTGGACAATGCACTCGTTGGTCGTCACACAGTTGATGACTCAAAAATACAGATTGACTTGGTTGACAGCACAGAGTCTTTCGAAGACCTCAAGTACATTGAGGTATTGCTGTTTTCAATAAAATAAATTAAAAAACTATATATAGAAATGGCTTGGAATGTAAATACAGACCTTGTTAAAGGTAATGACATGTACCTCTATATCACTCTTCCTGATTCTGGTGGTACTATTTCTAGTGCTGCAACTAATGCACGTGTTGTGGCATACGCTACCTCATGCTCACTCCAGGTAGACGCTGAGACTATCGACGTTAGTTCTAAGTTCTCTTGTCGTTGGAATGCTGTTGTGCAGGGTAATGCATCCTACACTATCAGTGCAGACGCTCTTTACTGTCTTAAATCAAGTGCCAGTGCTAATGCTGCTTACAGTGTAGACGACCTCTTTGAGGCTATGGTTGATGGTAAGAATGTTGGCTGGTTCATTGGTCAGGATAGTTCTGAGACTTGTGGTACTATTGGTGGTCTTGACACCACTCAGCCTTATTACTATGGTGAGGCTGCTATCACCTCACTTTCCATCGAGGCTGGTAACAACGAAATGGTTAGCACCAGTATTTCACTTACTGGCTCAGGTAAGGTTAACCAGGGTGGTATCTAATCGTAGGTACGCAAATAAAAAACTAAGGTCATCACATCGTGGTGACCTTTTTTATGTCAGGCAGGTTTAAGCCATTAACATATAAAGAGATTATATGAATTGGTTTAGAAACTTGTTTAAGAAAAAGCAGAAGGTGGTTGACACCAATGGTAGGACTCTGAATGTGGGTGACTATAAACTGAAACTTACCATCAAATCTATGTGTTTGTTTGAACAACTGACTGGTAAGTCATTCCTGGCGTTGGATGATACAGACCTGATAGACATGCTGTATGCTATGTTCGTCACATCAAACAACCTTAGGATGTCAAAGGATGCGTTCGTGGTGCTAATGGATGATGAAAAGGTTGCAAAGTGGATGATTGAAGAATATACCAGGCAATCAAAGTTCGATAGCCAACTACGCTTTTTCAACAGGGTAAAGGAAGTTGGTGCCTCACCTGATGAAATCGAAAAGGAACGCCACGATAACCCAGTGACGATAACATCGATTGCAGGTAGTTTTATTGCCAATGGTATTGACCCACACTATGTGATGTACGATATGGAACTGTGGGAGATTGATATGTATGAGGATGCCATTGTCAACGAAACAAGGACTAGGCTGGATGAACAAAGGCTGTTTACTTGGCTCAGTATGATGCCACACCTGGATAAGAAGGCAGCAGCCAAACTTAAACACCCAAGTGATTTGCTACCATTCCCTTGGGATGAAGATATAAAGGAACGCAAACAGAAGGAACTGGATAAAAACGCTGGTGCTGCTATGGCGTTCTTTGCAAAACAAAACGAAAAAGATGGCGAGTAGTGATTTTACTTTTTACCTCGATGAGGCTGACTACAACAGGCTTGTAAGCACCTTCATTGGTCTGTCTGAAATCGAGAAAAACAACGCTATTAAGGAGGCTCTTGGTCAGGGTATGGGTCGAATGGTTACTGTGGGTAAAATAGCCCTCAAACAGTCCATTTTGCACCCAAAGAAGTCCAAGGGTAACCTTGTTAGGTCACTTACATCAAGGGTCCAGATTAAGAAAGGAAACACCAAGGGTATCGCTGGTTTCAAGCGTAGTACGAGGTACAGCAGGATTGGTGGTGGTAACCATTCATACCTGGTCGATAGAGGTACTGCTGAGCGTTGGCAGAGGTCCACTGGCAGATACACTGGTAGTGTAAGGCGTGGTCGTCCCAACACAGGTAGCCACTTCTGGACTGATACTGTAGCACAGGAAGGACCAAGGGCACTTGACACCTTGATGGAGGGTATCAACAAAGCAATATTAAAAATAATGGGTGAACATTATTATGGTTAAATATGGCAAGAAATGAACAAACCTTTAAGGCTGTTGCCAAATTAGAGGCTGGGCAGTTTAAGAGGGAAGCACGTAACATAGGTAAGGTGGTTAACAGCATGAAAAACACCTTCCTTGGTTTTGCAGCATCACTTGGTGCTGGTCTTGGATTTGGTCAGTTAGTATCTGAAATGCGTAAGACTGCTGTTGAACTTTCAACTGCAAGGGCTACGCTGGAAAATGTATCTAAAGAGGCACACAATGTCACTGTTGGCAACTATGAGACTATCATATCCATCAACAAGTTTGGTGATGCATTCAAGTTTGTCAATGGTCTGGCTAACAAGTATAAACAGGACCTTATAGCACTTACCAATGGTTATGCACAGTTTAAGGCTGCGTCTGACCAGGCTGGTGTGTCTATGGAAGACCAGGAGAAAATCTTTAGGGCTCTGACCAAGGCAGCAACATTCTATCACATGAGTGCTGACAGGACTCGTGATATGATGAACGCTGTAATCCAGATGATGTCAAAGGGTAAGGTTGCGTCTGAGGAACTTCGTAGGCAATTGGGTAACTCACTGCCTGGGGCCTTTGGTATAATGGCTGTTGCTGCACAGAAGGCTGGCATTGCAACCACTGGTACTGTTGCAGAACTCGAAGACCTTATGCGTAAATCACAGGTTTTATCTGCACAGGTATTACCTTACTTCGCTGACGAACTAAACGCTATTACCAAGGACATCAACCTTGATAGTATCCAGTTGTCATTGAACGAACTTAAGAACGCCTGGATTAAACTTACTCAGGAACTGAATTTCGAAGGTTTCTATAACAACATCATCAAGAGTACTACCAATGCCCTTAACTATGTTTCTACCCACGTAAGACAGGTTACTTCTACTATTGTTGGTCTGTTTACTGCACTGGGTAGTATGAAATTATACTCTGGTCTACAGAAACAGGGTGAAATGTGGGTTTCTGACCAGAAGCGTAACTACGCTAAGGTATCCAGGGAATACAAGAAGATGCGTGCTGAACTTGGTAGGTACGAAAAGAAATACCAGGAAGCAGTGCAGTTCAAGCGTAATGAGAAGGAAAACAGGGTTGAAATGTTTAAGAACCCTGCTGCCAAGACACCTATACCAACTCATGAGTTGGAGGAAATGAACAGCAAACTCGACGCAACCAACGCTAAACTTGCTCAGATGAACAAGTTGGAAGAGACGTCGAAGAAGAACTATAATGGCATCCAAATGGCTGCACTGGGTCTTAAGAATGTTGTTAAGTCCATTGGTGCCACCATTATGTCTATGGGTATTGTAGCCATTGCTTCTGCTATTGTAGGCTACATTGCCAAGATGATTACAAACGCCATTGAGTTTAAGAAAGAACTCAGAGAAATTCAGAAGATTGGTGAGGACTTTGGTGATGGTTCAAAGGCTGCTACAAAGGCTCTGGAAGTCCAGAAGAAACAAGTGGATGACCTGCTTGTAATCCTGAAGGATGTCAATACCAGTGAAAAGGAAAGAGAGGTAGCCCTTAACAGAATTAAGGGTATCATGGGTGAGGTTAACAGCAATGGTATTACTACCAAATCTACCTATGATGAAATTGTTACCAAGGTTAACGAATGGTACGATGCACTGTGGAAGGTTAAGAGGCTTGAGGCTATTCTAACTGAATCCCAGAACCAGTCTGTTAAACTTCAAGACCTGGAACTACAGAAAGCCCAATTGGAGGCTGATATTAGGTCACACCAGCGTGCTATGGGTCGTGATGACTATGGTAACACTGTATGGGTAGATAAGGCATTCGAAGGTAACAAGGAGCGTAGACGCCAACTCAAACTTATCGACGCTGAAATTGAAAGACGTAAGAACCTTAAAAAATCACTTGATGATGAGGCTTCTGCACTACAGAAGGAAATAGTTATCCAGGAGGCTGAAAACGAGGTTAAAAACGACTACAACAAGGATAACACTGACAATGGTGGTAAGAAGGAAAAAACCCCACAGGAAAGGCTTAACGACGCACTTGACGACCACGACAAGCGTATGCGTGAACTCCAGAACCAATATAACAGGGGTGCTATTAAACTGGAGGAATACGACAAGGCTGTGATGAAACTATACCAGGATACCTGGAAGGAAATTGCAGCATTTGATGAACTTGAAACCTTACTTGATGGTGTAGCCAATGGTCATGAAAGAGCCAACGAAATAGCCCAGGGTGCTGACTTTGCAAGTGTATGGGAAGAGGTTGAAAGTATCATCGAGGAAGCCAACAATGAAATAGAGGAATACCTTGAAAACCTTGATAAGGCAACAGAGGACTGGATGGGGTATGAACGTCCTAAACCTGCGACTCGTGATACCACCTTCGATTATAAGAAGGAACAGTCTGAGATATATAGGGAGTCCATAGACCTTCTCAATGATTATAAGAAGAAACTTGAGGATGCCATTAAGATGGCTACGACTGCTGCTGCTGCTGGTGTTACAGGTGCAAAGGAGGAACTTAATTCACTGCTACAGACGCTTAACAAAATCATCAAGGAAACTGAGGACCTGAAAGAAAAGGCTGACCTTGCTGAGATTTATGCTGACTTCAAGAAGGCATCATCTGACGCTTTCACTGAGTCCATCGATGGTATCAGGTCAATGGCACAAACATATGATAGGTTGAGCAACGCTATCATCAAATACAAGGAAGCCAGAGGTGAAAAGATGACCAAGGGTGAAAAGGAAGAGTGGGAAAAACTCACGACATCTGTAAGCCTGTTTATGGAAATTCTTGAGGCTGTTACAGGCATTTACAAGACAATTAATACGCTTAATCAGGTATGGATAGCCCTTGAAGGCGTTAAGAGTGCAAAACAGAAAGAGAACATTGGTCTGGCTGGTGCTGAAACTGCTGCTGAAATGACGAAAACCAGTGCAAAGGCTGCTGGTGCTGTGGCAGGTGCTACTGAGGCTGGTTCAAGTATACCATTCCCTTACAACCTTATCGCTATCGCTGCTGGTATTGCTGCTGTATTGGGTGCTCTGGCATTGATGTCCAAGTTCGAAAATGGTGGTTTCGTTGGTGGAGACAGGAAGCATGGTGACCATAACCTGGTTCGTGCTAACGCTGGTGAGTTAATCCTCAACCCTGCACAGCAGCGTAACATACTTGCACTCGCCAATGGCAAGGCTGGTATTGGTGGAGGTGAGGTACAGTTCAAGATTAGGGGAAGTGACCTCATTGGAGCCATAAATAACGAACAAAGTAGAAGGAAGGGTTAAACCTTCCTTTATTTATGTCTGACTGTTTTTTATCTTTTACTATAAACTATTAAGGCTATGCCAAATTACCAAGGATATTTTCGTTCTCACGATGAGGACAACCTATATAGGGTGCGTTTAATCAATAGTCCAGGTGTTGATATTTACACTGAAATTAAGATGGCAGGTGATACACCTTTCCAGGTTCGTTACGATGCCAGCCAGACTCTATATGCACCAGTGCGTACTTCAAAGGCTACTATCAGGATAGTCAACAACACATATATGGAGGATATACTACCATCACATACGCATGGTACAAGGGTGGAATTATATAACGAGACACTAACAAGGGTTGAGTGGGTAGGTTTCCTTACACCAAAGGTATACTCCCAGGATTATGTTCGTGAATATGAGGTTATAGATTTGGAGGCTGAGGATTGTTTATCAACCCTCCAATATATTTCCTACACTGACGACACAGCATACACTAAATCCATTGTTACCATCAAATCTATTCTTGACAGGATAAACGATGAGTGTGAGTTAACTGATGGTTATTACTGGACCAGAACAAAGATGGTTGGTAACACAGTCCTATTACCATCACACCTTAAGATAGCAGAATGGAATTTTTTCTCAACTGACACAGATGAGCCTTGGAAACTTGATGAGGTACTTACTGAAATATGCAGGTACTTTGGGTTTACCTGTATGCAGTGGCGAGACAGGATATATTTTGCAGACCTTGAAAGTTATCGACAGAATAACGACATATACTGCACATATTTCTCAAAACCAAATTACCTTGGTAACAGCACTACTCATATAGGAGGGGCACTTAACATAGACCAGGATTACGTGATGGCGTCAGACGCACAGATTAGTTTCAAACCTGTGTATAACAGGGTAACAGTCAATGCCAATATGAGTGCCTGCGAGGATTTCATACCTACGCCTTTTGAGGATACTGATTTAACCAATCGTATGGGTGATGGAGAGGATGAACGCCCACTTGATTTCTATGCAAACTATGAGGTTATTCCTATTGACCCTGCACGCCCACGCTACCCAAATGGAAGTAGTTGGTGGAACCAGAAATATTCTGAGGATGATGATGTAGACGATAATGCAAAGAGACTTGGTGACAGAAAATACAGGTACTTCCACAGGCTGTACGACAACAAATACTGGGAGTCTGTGTACTACATACCTTCAACAATGCAGGAGGTTACAAAGGAGACAATGGGCAATGCCTACAGAGGACAACTTGTTACAGATTATTACATTGGTGGAACAATCGTAGACCTTGGTGTAGTTCAGAAACAATATATATCTGATTACTACCAATACATTACGCCAAGCAAACTGGACTACACCAGGTATTTATGTTTGCACGAAGGTAATAAGGCAAGGTTTGCTGGACAGGACATTCCTATGTTCAGGCTAAAACCTGGATATAAACCACCTTGTTTCCTGGATGCTTCCAAGTCTTACTTGGTAGTCAACTATTCAGCAATATGGGAGCGTTATGAAGGTCGTCCATACATCAACCCTGACTGGACCAACAACGCACTTAAAATAGGTGGATGGTACTCATCCTCAAATGAAGTTCACTCTGATGGCTGTTTGTATTTCAAACTGAAAATTGGTGACAAATACTGGAATGGCAGAGAATGGGGAACAGAGGATAAGATATTCCCTATCATAGTTGAAAGGACGACTGATGATTTTGGTACATGGAACGATGAACGCCACACCCTTAACAATGTTAGTTGGGATATGTTCGTCAATGAGGAAGGGTATAAGATACCACTTGCTGATGTGGATTTGCTGTCTACTATGGAGTTCGAGGTGCATATGCCTACAGCACAGTTCGCAATGCGTTACAACGACAACCCTTGGGACTACTCATTTAATCCATATTGCTGGCTGAAGGATTTATCAATCAAATGTGTCCAGGTGGGTGCTGATGGTAATGAAGAGGATGAAAGTGATGTGTTGTATGAAAATATAATCGACACTGACGCTGTAAGTACGCTTGATGACATCACTGTTAAACTTACGACAGCCAGTGAACTAACAAAACCTTCATATTCCAATGTCATTTACTACTACAACGATAACAATTCCCTGCTTTCAACAGTTAAGGAAAAATGCATAAATGGTAACCAGGAAAATCCAAATGGTATTCCACAGAAGCCTGAGGAAAACATAGTTGAAAAATATGTAACCCAGTATTCAACGACTACCAAACAAATAGATATGACGCTTACTATGGATGTAACACCATTCAACTTGATTACAGGCATCGACATTGAAAGCCCAAGTAGAAGGTTTGTGCAACTTTCAACTGATATTGACTACAAACGTAACGCACAAGAAATAAAGTTCGAAGAGATTAAATAATATGAGGTTTAAGGCTACTACAATTGCTCCTAAGGGGCGTAACAAATATGGACAATACTTCTCTACCACAAACATATCAAAGAGGGTTATAAACACCTCTTATAGTGGTGACAACACCAACAACGATATTAATGGTGGTGGTGATGGTGGTGGTGTCATTGACCCAGTAGATGATGGTAACTTTGTTCTGGACCTTTCAAAGACTGCATTGGAGTTCGATGGTGCACAGTTGCCACATACCAGCATTACTGAAACCATAGACATCATTGGTTACAAAGGAAGGGATAGGGCTGATACTTTCGTGGGTTATACCACTGGTGATACCACATATGACCCTGACACAGAAACATACGACCCACCTCTACCAGCAAACTATGGCATAACTGGTGTTCCTCAGACTGGTATGGATATTCTCGTTACAGACAATGGTACTACAGGTGCTAAGATTATCATCACTGTTAATTCAGCACTAACACAGATGAGTGGTACGCTTGAAGTGCCTTTGTCAATCAACCTCAAAACAGTCAAGGGTAGCCCACTTGGTGAGATTGTAACATACTGGGAGGATGCAGCAAGGCTCGTGGATGCCCAGGGTGTTAATGTTGGTAGTGGACAGATTGTAAACACAGTCAAATATATTGAGTGGCGTGTTTCTGCTGTTGGTGAAAGCAATTATCGTCTGGATTTGACAAATGAGTCAGCATCTATCAACTGTGATGCTGATGGTAATATCCTACCTGGTGCTGTGCGTCCTACCTGCCAGGCTATACTATATCTTGGTACGTCTGCACTTACGTCAGATGTAACCTTTGGTATGACTTTCCCTCAGGCTCAAAATGTCCAGGGTGTAACCATAAACACCAATACTGGTGTAATAACGTTTGGTAGCAACTTCCAGTTTGATGGCACTGGTGTCGAACTTACTGTTTCTGCCTCACACCTTGGAAGGGTGGTAGGTACCTCCATTATGAATGTTGCAAAAGCATATCCAGGTAAGGATGGTGTTGGTGCTGTTACATACTGGTTGGTGCTTAGTGCCAATGCAGTTAAATTAGACAGTGGTGTTCCTACACCAGGTGTAATTACAGCCAATGCTATGATGCAGGTTGGTGAGGATGCTCCTACTGCTGCTACAGGTGTTTCAATCTACTATGGATTTAACACTGACGCACCTTCCACTGCATATCCTTCAAGTGGTGTTACAGTCGATGTAACCAAGGATTATATTTCATTTGTCCTTAAGAAAGGTTCTGCTATCGTCGATGGTGTTGAGACTGTTCCAATTATAGCCAATGGTACATCTGGTGCCTCTGGTGAGTCTGTGTATCGCCTGGACTTGACAAACGAAAATACTTCAATAAACTGTGACGCAAGTGGTAACATCCTACCTGGTGCCACACGTCCTACTTGTACTGCACACCTTTACTATGGTACGAATGGTTCTGTACCTGGGACAAAATACAGCATTACCAATTACAGCCTATCAACCTCTGGTGTTTCCATCAACGAGGATACTGGTGTTATGACATTTAATCCAGGCAGTGCTTCTACCCCATTCAACTTTACAGGTGGGGATACGCTTGAAATTACCATTGCAGCCAAACATGGTGTTACCACAATTGCTACAGCCATTATGACTGTTACCAAATCAAAGGCTGGTGCCAATGGTGAACCTGGTATTACTTACTGGCTTAAACTATCTGCTGATTCAGTAAGGGTAAATAAATCTGGTACTGGTTTCCCTACAACCATTACTGCTACTGCTTATCGCCAGGTTGGTGAGAACAACCCTGAGGTTGCAACCAACGCTACGATAAAATATGGATACGATACTGATACCCCAACATCCACATATTCATCTGCAATAACAGTTGATTTGACTCGTAACTACATTACATTTAACCTTGTTGTTGCAAGTATCGTAAGGGATGTGGAAACCATACCTATTCTGCGTGATGGTCAGGATGGACAATCTGTTTATCGCCTGGACCTTACCAATGAGAATTCAGGTATCAACTGTGACTCTAATGGTAATATCCTGAGTGGTGCTGTGCGTCCTACCTGTAGGGCTACGCTGTATCTTGGAAGTGTGGCACAATCGAATGTAAGTTATTCTATTTCTAACTATTCATTGCCTACTTCTGGTGTAAGTATTAACTCATCTACTGGTGTTCTTACCTTCAACGCTGGAACCTCATCTACTCCATTCAACTTCACTGGTGGTACAGCCCTTGAGATTACAATCCAGGCTAAGATAGGAAATGTGTTGTATGGTACTGCCATCATGACGATAAGCAAACAGATTGCTGGTGCGAATGGTATTGGTATATCAGGTGTATCTGAGAAGTATGGTCTATCAAACAGCGATAGCACTGTGCCTACAACCTGGTATGATACAGTCCAGACACCTACTGCAAACAACAGATACCTCTGGAACTACGAAATCATCACCTATAGCAATGGTAGCACTGCATCTACACCAGCCACAATCCTCTGTATGTACAGCCAGGATGGTAAGGGCATATCTGCAATCACAGAATATTACGCTGTGAATAACTCAAGTGCATCAACACCTTCAACTTGGTACACCACACTCCAGGTTCCAACTGCATCCAACAGGTATCTATGGAACAAAGAGAAAGTTACATACACAGATGGTACGACTGCTGAGACTATTGCATCAATTATTGGTATGTACAGCCAGGATGGTAAGGATGGTAATGATGCCACTACATACTGGCTATCACTATCAGCAGACGCTGTGAAGGTAACAACTGCTGGAACATTTACACCTGCAACGATAACAGTTACCCCATACAAGCAGGTTGGTGAAAACAACCCTGTGGTTACCTCTGATGGTACGATAAAGTGGGGATATGATACAACGACACCTTCCACCACATACAACAACCCTATTCAAACTTCTGGTGGTACGAATTACATCACTGTGCAATATGTTGTCAATGGTGTTGTAAGAGACACTGAAACCATACCTATTTTACGTGATGGTAAGGATGGGCAGGATGGACAGCCTGGTTTACAAGGTAGACAGGGTGCTGCTGTTCGTGGTCCAGTCAACTGGTATACTGCTATGGAGGAAAGTGGCAGGCATTGGTGCAATGGTAGTGGAACCACTGGTACTGAACAGGCGAAATTCATCGACGTTATCCTCAAGGATGGGGTTTATTACTACTGTAACACCAACTATACTGAGGCTGGACAGTCTTGGGCATCAGTTTCATCATATTGGACTGCTGCTGGTGACAACTTTGACTTCATTGCTACCAATCTGTTACTTGCAAACAACGCTAAAATCAACTTTATGACTGGTAATGAAATCTACTTGATGGATTCCTCACAGACTGTCACTGCTGGTGCTGCTGGTGGTAATGGGGTAAGTTTCTGGGCTGGCTCAGACGACCCAGGTGCTGCTCCTTTCCAGGTTAATGCAGATGGTTCTATCAAGGCTACATCAGGTATATTCTCAGGTTATATCCAGATGCCTTATGAGTTCGTATCTGACCTTACTCCAAACCAGAAAATATCTGCATCAACACAGTCAATTGGAGTTGTATATCTTGCTCAGACAATATGGAAGGGTAAGTTGCCAACTGCACCTGAAAACCCTGAAAACACTTGGTGTTATTTCAATACAAGTACCTCACCTGGTAAGTTCTACTACTATAAGAACAGTGCCTGGCGTTTGATGACTGACTGTGGAACAGCAAATGGTTATCTTGCAGACCAGAGGGCATACTTGATTGCTGATGGTTGGAGTGGTTATTATGGTATGGGTGATGGTGGTATGTTGGTTATTCCTGAACCTTCTGCTGCTCTCAATGGATTTACCTACCATATCCTTGCTGAGCCTAATGTCGCAACGAAAGCCCAGGGTGAAAATCCTGCTATTTCAATTATGACTGCAAACCAGACAACATCATTTGAGGTGTATGCCTATGTATGTTGGATGGAGCCTGCTGCTCGACTTTCGTTCTATGGTGGCCACATCGAACTTACTTGCGTCAAGAAACATTACAACACTGATGTTGTTTACAGGTGGGCGTTGACTCAATGTACTGGTGGTGTAGACATCTATAGTGGAACCACTTCATCATCCTTCATACAGTCGTTCTCAACTGTAGCAGGTTATTCAACTACTAGTAATTATTACACTATCACCAAACTCTGTGCAGACCCTACACTCCCTTCACGAAAGGATGGTGATACGATTTATTTCTCACGTAACTAACTATGGCTATATATGTAGGTTCACATCATTTAACTGGTACCCAGGAGGTATTCACAGGTCCTAATGCTTCTCAGGTGTATCTTGGTAATACCAAGGTATATCCTGAGAACACAAGGTATGTATTCCAGAATGGTACACTTAGATATTCATCTGGCAGTCAGATTAACGCTGCTGGTTCAAACTACGCATACTACACTGCTGACGTACTTACTTATGTAGGGGATGAATTCATTACATCTGCTGCATCTGTAACTATGTCAGTAAGTCGTGTATCTGGTGATACCAATATCTATGCAGGGTCTGAGTTGAAAAGGGTTAATGCATATAACAGAACGAATGTAACTGGTGACTCTCGTTCAGCATATTTCAGGGCATACTACGAGACTTATTCACAAGAGGTTGGTTACTTCACTGTTACCCAGGGTCCTAACAGAGAAACCTGGCATAACACTACAACATCAGTTCAATACACATCAATATTGCCTGATACCAGTTCTCATGTATACCAAGGTACATATGTAGACTCAAATAGTGGTAACTACTGCATTACTGGTCTGCGTTACTACAAAGACTGGTATAGTTACACATCAGGGTATAACTCAGGTGCCACAATTTATACCTCAGGTTATACATCTGTTACAGCAGCCACATATACAAATCTTGGTAGTTGGCTACATACCAATTACTCGAATCCACAACTATTCTCTGCTGATACCAACACAGGCACATCCAACAGGAGTCAGACAATTACAGCAAGATTCTCTGCTGGTACAGATACCTCATACACAGATGTAAGTTATACAGTACAGCAGTATAGGGCACCTTACGACACTTACGACTATCGTATCAATTCCTGGAATATCGACCAGACAGAGTGGGCGTATAACCAATCTGGCACAACATACTATGCTACAGTTACAGCAGACTGTGAGTATTGTACAGTACACTGGGCTAATGGTTTGACAACATATGGTAGTTGGACTGACTACAACAGCCACGTCACACAACCTACAACCATCTACAATAGCAGACCTATGCTCATATGTGGTCAGGGTCACTGGGGATTCTACACATATCCAAGTGGTACAGCATCACAGACGATAGACTTGTACTACGACAACCAGTATTCAACTTATGGTAAGATGAGGGTATACCCAGTATCAGGAAACTCAGGTGTGCCTGATATTACCAATACATTGAAATTGGTTTGGGGTAGTGCATCAACCCAGGTAACACTTACCCATAAGGGTGATGGTAGTTTCAGCATCAGTCCTACAAGCCTGTCATTCAACTATCAAGCACATACTGCAACCATTACTGTCACAACAACACTCAGCAATTGGAGCGTATCTGATAATGCAGGCTGGATAACCACGAGTGTAAATGGTAATGTTGTAACTGTGAATGTGACTGAAAATACACCAACATCAACAAACAGGAAAGGTACTATTTCATTTACCCAGGGTGGTAGAACTGTTGCAACCTGCTCAGTGACTCAAACTAAGGCACCTACACCTGCAATCGTCAATGTTGAGACACTATTCGAAATGAGTAATGGCTGGATTGTTGGTAGATATAAGAGTAGTTCAATGTCTGACCAATACAACACAAAAATTTATACACTTGTAATTGCACGCTCTGACAGAGGTACTGACTGCACCTTTAACTTTGCATCTGATGGTTATTATAACTTACACCAAGGTCCATCGACAACAGTACAGCACTGGGGTGTTAGTAGTAAATCATATACTGGGCAAAGTGTCAATACCACAGACTTTGATGGAAATCCTGTTCAATTCTATGGGTTCTCAATTGGTGGTGGTCCAGGTGCAGAAACAAATAGTTACTACTCTGGTATATCGATTGCCTAATAGATATTATTAGATTATCTAATAATATCATTAGAGTGTCAGCCAATTTGTACCCTTTGTTGTAAACGAGATTAATTATGACAAAGGGTACAATTGCTTTGATGATTATTTGGGCTGTATTAGCCCTTGTAGTTTTTGCTATGGGGTTATTTGCTGTTACCCCAACTGTTCTTCCAGTGCTGTGGAAGATTATAACCATCGTATTTGGTGCACTCAACGCTATGGTGATAGTTAGTTTTGGTGTCCTTATACGACAAGATAAGAAAAAGGTTTAAGCCATATGTGTAATTGTAAGAGACGCCCAAATCAGCCTCAACCAAAACCTGGGACTGAACCTGCTCCAAAAGAAGAACCCAAGGAGAACGAAAAATGAAATTAAAAGAGTGTATTCGTAACCATTACCTGGTGGCGTTCTTTACGTCACTTATACTGTCAGCAGGACTTCTTATAACCAGTTTTCTGCTGCCCCCACAGGGGGAGATACATCCAAGTGTATTACAGGCTTGTGCAATCATCCTGGTGTACCCTGGAATAGCCTTCGCAGCCAAGGCATTGGACGACAACAAGAAGGTTAAAATCCAGACTGCACACGCTACGCTGACTGTGGGAAAGGTTGGTGATGAAGGCGAAGACGCTATGCTTGAAAACGAGGAAAACGATGAAATGGTATAAATCTAAATATTTTACCTTAGAGGAACTGCTGCAATCTGACACAGCCCTCAACTATCGCATAGAAAACCTACCATCATGGGACGACATCCAACACTTGATGGAACTGGCTGAGTTCCTGGATGCAATGCGTGAGGCTTGGGGAAAACCCATATACATCAGCAGTGGACTACGCAAGGATAAATTGAACGCAAAGGTAGGTGGTGTAAAGACGTCAATGCATCGCACTGGTTATGCAGTTGACATCTACGTAAAAGGAGGGAATCGTCCTATGGATAAGTTTGGTGAGTGGTTAAAGACTTACCTGAAAGATAAGACGTTCGATGAATGTATCGAAGAACGCAGTAAAACAGGTGGCTATTGGTTCCATCTGGCGTTGTACAGTCCAAAGGGTGAACAACGAAAACTCATCTTTAAACTCGCAGCGTAAAATCGACAGTTTTACCCTACAATAGGGTTGAATTTCGACAAAATTACCAATCCCCCTTTTCAATAATCTCTCCTGGGCGTCCTACTATGGATGCCCTTTACGTATATGGACTATGAACAAGAAGAACAAGAACTGTTCCAACGCTATCAGATACTTGGTTATGATAGGGCTGATAATGCTGGTTGTAATATTGAGTCTGATGACCCTACCTCTGATGGCATTACTAGTGCTGTTGGTTCTGACGTTCATACCCTTCTTCCCCTAAACGAAAAATAAAGGCTTTACAGCCACTTTTAAGTAAAAAATGATAGATTATGCCACTAGCACATCAAAACTCGATTGTAGGGCTCAAAAAGGGGCAAAGAACGCATTTCTTAGTTAAAACACTTTGTGCGTTGTTGGTAGTCGTTGGTTGTAGTCCAAAACTCCAGCCAAGTATCAACACCCAGACGCATACGAGCATCAGGGACTCCCTGGTAATCCACAGGGACACCATAACCTACCAGATACCTGTTGAGTCCAGCCAGGCTCACAGGGTGCAGTACTCACATCTTGAAACCACTGTGGCTACATCTGATGCCTGGGTTGACAGTATTGGTACCTTAAGCCACAAACTGGATAACAAACCTATCAAGGTTGAAAAGGAAATTGTCTACGTTGACAGGGTGGTGACTGAGTACAGAGACTCCTTGGTTACCAAGGAGGTTCCTGTACGTGTAGTCGAAACCAAATACAAAACCCCTAAGTGGTGTTGGTGGTTACTCGCCTTCAATGTACTGGTACTGGTGTGTATTGGTATTAGACTGTACTTGAAGTTAAGCATCAAAGTTTGATAATTAAAAAAAATTAAAATCCCTACAAGCGTAAGCCAGATTGCGTAAGCACCACACCTATGGTGTTCATTCTCCTGCGTGCGATAGCGTATGTGCGTGCGTAGTATTTGAATACTTTAAGTATCTAATTGTTAAATAATATATATTAAATAATATATATTTAGTTTTACTTAAAATACATTCTGTTTAAGATACGTTTACAATGGAAGAGGAAAGACTTTTCTGAATAGAAAAGGCTTGCTGGTTGAGTTTTCTTTATTCTTTATAAGGGGGGTGTGGGGGGAAACTTTCTTTTTCTTTGTCTTGGAGGGGAAACCAAGTAAGCGAGTATACCAACTTCACTGACTCGACTACTTTTCGTCTTAAACAAAAAATTCACAACTTTACTTGTTTTTCAAAATAAAAGACTGTATCTTTGAGCAGAAGGTTATCCTACCAACCTGGGAAATATATAACACCAAGGGCGAGCGTTGAGGTAGGAGACACGCAAACCCAAGGTGTTTTTTTATAACCAACATCAAAGACGAGAGTATGACCATTGACCATGAAACCAAAACTATCAGGGCTGAACAATACGAGCGTATGATGGTAGCCAACTACATCATCTGTTGCGTTCCCAATGAAGACTGTGGCAACTGGAGGGTAATCTTCAACGACCCTGTGGAGGTGCGAAGTGAAAAAAAGTAAAAAAAGTTCGTACTTTTTGAAACTACGTGATATTTATTAACAGACAACACAATTGAACTATGGCACAAAAAAATAATAATACAAAAACTTCTTTTACAAATGAAAGAACATTTCACAATGTATGTCCCCTTCTGGGGACAGAAGGATGAGTCCAAGAGACTCACAGGCGTCCTTTACAGGGCTGTTGGATATAACAGAGAAGAGGACGCACCAATCGAGTTGGCTCCTACCTGGGCTGACTACAAATCTCAAAGTTTCCTATGGGCTACCACAGAACTCCTTGGTGAGTATTCAAATCTTATGGTAACCCCCTATACCACGACAGATGAGTTTGACAGTGATGCAGGGGTGTGGAATATAGGTGGAACAGGAGAAACCTTTCCTTATCCAAGAATGGGGTGTTGGGTAGACGACTACTACTGTTTGGGTAGTTACTACGACTACGATTTTTACAAGGGTGAGGATGGTGAAGAGGATTACGTCGAGGTAACCTACCTGTGTGAGTGGGTAATTTCAAGAGAACTGTATAATGCCCTTATGGGCTATCTTACTGCAAGGAAAAATAATTAAATTAAACAACAATCAAATGGCTAAACTACTTAAACACCTCGAACAGAGGTATGCTACTACCAGCCCTCTATATGATATAGAGCAACTGGTATGGATGAAAAGGACTATCGACTCAATAATCAAGACAAGACATTATGTGTAATGGATTGGTTAGTGAGTATGGACAAAGTTCAGCGAGGCTACTTTTTCCAGAATGATATTACCAGAGCCTATTTTGAGGACAATGGTTATGGGTACACTGCTGCAACCTACGTCGAGGACACCAAGCAGCATTTTGACTACTACTACAGAAGGGATGGGGAAGATGATGTTATGACCATCGACATCAAGGCTCCAAAGAAAGGTAAAATGTCTGATACAGCCTTTACAACAAATTTCCTATTTGAATATACTGGTACCAGTGGTTACCCTGGATGGGTAAGAGGTTATGCTGACTACATAGGACAATATTTCTTCAGTCCCAAGTCATACACCTGGAATATGATTAGGTTCGACAGGGATGAACTACAGAAGTTCGTTGAGACTATACCAGGCTACGACAAACCTGAACGCTACAATGGTCTACCACCAACAAACAAGTGGTTAACCAGGAATGGTAACGACAGTTTTATCTGGATACCAGCGTTAGTAGTCTTCGACAACCTGGACTACCTGAGGGTTGATGTTACGCAGTACGTACTCAATCGCCACCTTCCTTCTTAGACCACCTGTTAGCACCACGTCCTTCTGGTACCATCTGCCCATCAACCCACTTGGTACCCTTGACCCTGAAATGAGCCATGAATTCCTCCTGGGTTATAAGAATAGGCTTAGATACCTGCTGTTCTATCAAACAATCAGCCAACTCATGAGCCAATTGTGGAACTGGTAGGTTGTTAATGAGCCAATACTGTAATTCTTCAACAGGTATGGTACCTTCACGAAGACGACGTGCGATGGTGGGGTCATTGATAAGCATTGCCTTTGTTAGTTTATAATTACTGACAAAGGTAATGTTTTTTTATTTAACAAACAAAAAAAAGTGCCACCATTACTGATGACACCAAGCATAGAAATATATATGAACAAGGCAACTAAGACCTACCAGAAAGGTAACTTATAGACCATCCACACTAAAACTAAAACCAACATTTAGTTGCCTTGAGGATTTCCACTAACCCCTGAGCCCAATACCCAGGGGGCGTTTAACAACATTCTGTGATATGGCTAATATCAACTACTTCTTTTACTTACTCTGTACAAAGATATAAACTTTTTGGTTAAAAAGCAACAAATATATCTGTTATTATTATAGTAATGTTTTTGTCTGCCTGGTATTTGTTTTATTCAAAAACTATGTGTATCTTTGTATTGCCCTATGAAAGTAGGGTTATAATAATAAGGTGATATAAGTAGAAGGTTAGCGTTGTGAAATGCCACGCCTTAAAACGAACCCTGCCAGGCGTCCCCATTACCTGACAGGGTTTGTTGTGTTAACACACTGAAAATATCTCAAAGTCTGTAAGCATACCACCTTGCTTCAAATATCCACCCAATGCTGTGGTCATTGAAATTACAGAGTCTATCTTCTTATATCCTGACTCCTTGCTTGGTTTCACGTTACCATTAAAATCAGCCTTTAAGAAGGCATTTCCAGACTGCCAGAGGACGTTGGCACTCCTATCAATGATAACCTTCCCTTCACGTACCAGACGCTCGTATTCCTTAGTACAACTGTTATAGTTGCCAATGCTCTGGCTGAACTCAACCACATTAAATCCTGCGTTGGTTAACTGAACCTGGAACTGTGATGCGTTCCATTTATCAAGGTATACACCTGATATAGGTATAATCTGGCTAATCTCACCAATCTGGGCTATGATGAAGTCGTAGTCGATAACATTGCCAGGGGTGACAATCATACTACCCTCATCTATGAATTTCTCGTATAGTAGCCTGTTAGGGTGTTCCTTGATGGTTTCCTCAGGTAAGAATGTCCAGGTTTTGAATATGTACTTGTCGCTGTCACCCTGGGGTGGTAACATAATACTGATGCTACTAAAGTCAGATACTGTTGAAAGGTCACACCCCAATATGCCTGTATAACCCCTGTATTGCTCAAGGTTTACTGGTTTCATCAATCTGGCTATAATGTCCTGAGGTATCCACGTAATCTTGCTCTGCACCCACTTATTAAAAGTTTTTGTTAATACGCCAGATACTGCTGTACTATCCACCTCAGCCTTGCGTACCTCTTCCATCATGAACTCCTTGGTAACTGTCACACCCAGGTTAGGCTGGCACTTGATAAAATTGGCTGGGTCCTTCCAGTCATCATCAGCATCAAGTTCCCAAATAAAAGGAAAGAAGTTATCCATCTGCTTCACATTAGCCAGCACCTGTATAGCCAGTTCGTACATATCATGGCAAGGACCATCCAGGTTAAATCCTGCTGTGGTGATTATGATAGCCAGGGGTTGGTTACGCATACCCTGGGAGGATTTCAAAACATCGTACATACGTCTGTCCTTAGCCTCGTGGAACTCATCAATAACAAACGCACTGAGGTTCTTACCATCAGCCTTGGAGGGGTCAGATGAAATCACCTGTACTATACCATCATTGGCAGGGAACTTAAGGTAGTTTCTGTAAGGCACCAGCATTTTCTTGGTTTTATCAAGACTCAAAGCAAACTTGGTAATGTACTCGAACAAAATCCTGGACTGGTCTGTACTATTGGATGCAGCCACAATCTGTGGTGAAGCCTCACCCTCTGCTACCATAAGGTATAATATGATTGCAGCCAGCAATGCGTCCTTACCAGCCTTACGAGCAATCTGGATATAAGTCTCCCTACATACCCTGAAACCTGTTTCTTTCCACTTAAAACCAATTATGTTGGCGATAATGAACTGCTGCCAGGGTTCAAGTATAAAAGGTTTACCAGCACTTTTACCAAGGAAGTGTCGCATATTACCTATAAAGGCTATGCAGTCGTTTACAGCAGTCTCGTCGAAGTATACATCCTCCCTTGATTGAAAGTCCCTGTACCTCGCCACAGCCTCTTTGATGGTTCGACCAGTTGGAATCCTGCCCTGCTCTACATCCTCACAATATTTATCCCATACTGTCATTACCTTTTCTCTACCTTACCCTTTACATATTTTTCAAGAACGCTTTCCTCAGCCTTAGGCTCTACGATTTTCATTTTCTGAGCCTGCTTCATACTTAAGCCAAACTCACTACATAATTTTTGCACCTGGATTGCAGCCTCACGCTGTATCTTAAGTAGTGGGTGTGGTACAACACCATATCTTGACGCAACAGTTAGCGAATCAAGACCCAGCAATTCCTCTGACGCCTTGATATACTGCTCATAGAAGTTCTCCAACATACCAAGCAAAGCCTCCCATTCTGCTGGCACTTTACCTTCGTTCTTTTCCTCAATGAACTTGGTAACATTTCGCATGAACTTCTTTGTTTCGTTCGACAACTTAATTTTACCCATATAAAAAAATAAACCCCAACGATGGTAGTCTGTCCACTAACGCATCGAAGGGGTATGATTTCCCTATTATTATTCATCAGACGTGGACAGACGCCTTTGTAATAAAGGTTTTCCAATGTCTGACAAATATACGTAGTTCGTTGCTTATTGTTTCAACAATGTGCAACATACTACGAAAACATGTTTTGATATATCATTTAATTTGATTACTTTTGTGGTGAACTAATTGGAATATCATATGAAGCGTGTAATTGCAATGGTGCGTTCATCCACCATCAAACAATCCATCGAGGACCAGCACAATGAAATGGTTGAGTTCCTTAAGTTAGAGGGGTACAGCGAGGATGAAATTGAGTGGGTGGAGGAACAGGGGGCATCAGCAGCAAAAGTAGACGATGAATACCAGGCAATGATAGCCAAAGTAAAGTCCATCATCGAGACAACACCATCAATCAAGGCGTTTGCAGTCTGGCACCTTAATCGAGCCTTCAGAACTGAGGATTCATATGTGGACCTCAAGAAGTTCCTTATAGCCCACAAGGTAAACCTCATATGTAAAAATCCATATCTTAGGTTGCTAACACCAACTGGTGAGGTAGACAAGGGTATGGAACTGGCTGCTGGTTTGTTGGCTATACTTGCCAAACAGGACCAGGAGGAAAGGGTGGAGAAGTTCTCCAGGGCTAAAAGGGGTAATGCAAAAAAGGGTAAATATAATGGTGGCATTCTCAAATATGGTTATTGCCTTGATGAAAACAATTATGTTGTACCAAATGAGCCAGAGGCTGAAATAATAAGAACCATCTACAATATGTATGCCACTGGTAAGTATAGTGCTGTCACCCTCACCAAGGAACTGATGGATATTGGCATCACCAGAAATGGTAAACCATTCACCACATATTTCGTCAGTCGTATGCTATGTGAGACAGCCTATGCAGGATATACAGATAGGAAGGGTAGCCATAGAAAATTCATACCCATCGTAGATAAAACACTGTGGGATAAAGTTAAAGAAATCAGGGAAAAGAACTACACCAATGTCCCACGTACAAAAACACTAAACCTTGGGACTAAAATATTAAAATGCCCTGAGTGTGGGGGTAACCTAAATCGAGACAAAAATCATTATATATGCTGGCGACACATTAGTACGAGTATGCCTGCATTGAGTGGTAACAAGTGTGGGTACAGCCTTTGTGTTCCTGCCAATCCAAGCGAGTCAATCTTCTGGCACATTGGAGCAACACTGCACATGAACCACCTGATGAACGCCACAAAAGAAGTCCTGCCCTCCTATAATCAAACACTCGTTACCCTGGAGAAAAAACTGGATGTTCAGACGAAGCGATTAGAAGCCCTACAACGCAAGAAAAACAAGGTGGTGGATTCCTACATCGACGAAATCATTACAAAGCCACAGAGGGACGAAAAACTGGCAAAAATAGCCAGTGATATAAACATCTGTGAGTCCACTATTCAAATCCTCAAATCTGACTATAAGAAAACCCTTGAAATTATATCCAAATTAGAGGATGAGGACGCATACGCTGAAGCCCTCGCTGATGCCCTCTTTGGTACGATGGAAGAGCGTGATACCAAGAAAATGTTTGACATCGTTCACACCTACATAGACCACGCCACAGTCCAAAGGGTGCAATATGGTACGCCAGACCCTCGTAGCAAGAGACCCAATGCCCTGGAATATACCATTACCCTCGTTGGAGGAAAGGTGGTATACAAATACCTTTATATCGCCAGCAAACACCTGTACTACGAGTGGCAGAAAAACAAATGGGTTGAAGTATACATAGAGGTACTATAAAAAACCAGGGGTATCTCACGACAACCCTGGCTGGCAAAGATTTTTTTAATTATGAAAAACACATACCCATTTTAAGCCTGGGATAGGCTATAGGTTAGTCCTTAATGTCCTTGACGATACCCTGTTCGACCATCTTGTCGTAGAGGGACTCCAGACCACCATCAGGTAGGATGGCTCCAGTAGGCTCTTCAGGGATGTCCTCAAATGTCTCGTTGGTCAGCCAGTCACAGATTTGCTTCTTGATGCGATACCTGGGCTCACTCAAATCAACCTCAAGTTTCTTTTCCAGTTTGCTGTTCTTGAGGTGGTGTTCAATAATGCTATCACCTTCTTTCCATGGAATCTGAGGATGGGCGTACTCGATTTCTATAAAGTCCTTTTCAGGGTCCTTGCAGCCCCAGTGCACGTTAAAGCCTTTACCATTTACTCTGAAAGATGTAAAGTGATAGGTTAATGACCAGGGCTGCTCATACTCGTCCTCGACAAACCCACAAAGGCTCTGGTCGTAGACCTTGTGGAAAATGGACACAACAAAACATTCGCTGGCTTGTTCAGCATTGTCAAAGATAAAGGTAGGGTGGGGACATATGCCTCCCACAAGAGGGTCTTCATCTGAGGCATAACTTAGTATTTCCTCAGGGGTAAGGTCACTATACATAACCTTAAAGAGCCAGGCAGGTTCAAAAGCCATCAGTCTACCATACTGCTCGTAGGTGATTTTGAATTTTTCAGTTTTCATGATGTTAGTTTTTTGTGGGGGTCCAGCCAAAACCAGACCCCCTGGTTAATGTATTAGGCTGTTTTCTTATAGCAGTCCTTATAGTTGAACTCAATGTCGAACTGGTCCTTTACCTTCTGTCTGAACATAGCCTCAGACTCCTTGGTAAACCTGGGGTTGGTTTTGTAAGGCTGGAGCAGGAAGACAAAATCCTTGCAGATTCTCTCGATGATGCCCTTTACCTTTTTGTTACCCTTGGGGTCCTTGGCAAAGCACTCGCCTACACATTCAAGAAAAACATTTGTTGTATGCCTGGGGTTGCGACCAATATAACTTCCTTTATCGTCCTCTTTAATACTTGTAACAGTAGCATCGTAGGAAGATACCCCATCAGTGTGGTGTCCATCGACATATACGTACCACTTTACGTCCTCATCCTTAATTTCAGCCTGGGGTTCATCATTTTCCTTAGCCTGGGGTTCATCAACTACCATAGGCGTTTCCTCAGCCTGCCATCTTTCCTCCACCTTGTTTCTAAACAGGGTACAGGACTCAGAATCGAATAGGTAGCGATACAATTTATTACGCTTTAGCAGATGCCTATTCTCTACGCAGATGCTCTTGATAAGGTCCTTTACCCTTTTATTCTCCTTTGGGTTATCCTTTAAGCAGGGGTAGTGGGTAAATGATACCTGGAGTGTACCACAGTTCTTGTTGATGCTATGGTCGATATAATCCCATCTTTTTACCCTGGCAAGATAATATGTGTTGCCATCGGACTCATTATGGGTTGTTTCAATCCTTATATCCCAGTGCTTATTCTCATCATCATCTACCTTGGGTTCCTCTACCACCTGTTCCACTTCCTTGGGTACCTTAGACACTTCCTCTACCACTGGGTCAGGACAGGCTATATTCAAAATCTCAGAAGCCTTGGCAGTTGCGTTTTTCAGACATACAGAGAGTTCTAAGGTAAGTTCACAAATCCTGGTCAGGTCCTCATCACACGCTTCCTTAGCCACGAGCCCCAGCCTGGTTATATCCTCAGGTGTCATAGAGTCAGGATTGTTGATAAGCCCTGCTGCCTTATTAGCCACTTCAATCTTGTACGCCTCCAAATCCTTGGGGTACCAACTATTCTTGAGCAGACCATAGACCCTGGACTCCCATTTTTTGTTTACCTGGGCGAGGGTGATGGCAGTGTAAAGGTCCACGATGTTAACCCCATCCACCTCAAATCCTTCTTCAGCCCCAGCAGCCAGTTCCTTTAGGCTATTGAGGGTATCATTGGAAATCTTGTCCACACCCTCCCTGGTTTCCACCACCAACTTCTCGATGATGCTCTGCTCGTTAGTTTTATCCTCTACCACAGGGGTATCCTCCACCACCTGCTCTTCAACCACAGCCTGGGGCTCTTCGATTACCACAGGTTTCTGCTCCTGCTCATTGGGGTCAATGATGGTATAGTTGTCAGAGATACGCTGACCATAGGCTACCCATTCGTCCTTGTTCTGGTTCCACTTGTCCTTGTGTGCCTTCTTTACATTAGGGGAAAGCAGTTCAGGCATCTGCAAATCTTCCATGTGCTTTTCGATGTACTTGGCGATAGCCAGTCTGAATAATCCTGGGTCTATTTCAGGTATGCACTTAGGCATAGGTACCTCAAATGAAGCCTTGCGATTGCCCTTGCTAACCTTGACCTGGTAGTTGTTGTTCTTGAGTCCCCATACATTGATGGTCAGACCCTCCTGGGTAGTGGCTACACCACCCATCATTTTTTCACGATTGCTGTTCATGGTATTGTTATTTTTGTTAGTTTCAGTGTTAGCCTGGGGCTTGTCAATATTGGTTGTATCATCAACCTGGTTTTCCTGCTCAAAGAGCGTAGGCTCAGCCACCATAGTATTGTTGTGATGTCTGTCGAGATACCCCATAGTGTCATTGTCCTCATCCAGGATTTCCTCAATCTCCTTCTTGTTGGGGTACCACAGGGTAGGAAGGTCGTTCAGACCCAGACGCTCAGCCTTCTTCTCATACACCTCGTCAGAGTAGGGCTCATCAGTGGCTTCATGGAGTTTGTAAACCAGTTCGTTAACCAGTTCCCCAAAGGTAATTTCCTTACCATCAGAGGCGTTCTGCTCGATGATGCTATCAGCCATCGTAAGGATGTACTCCACTTCTTCAGGGTAACGCTCTTTGAGGCTCTTGTCCTCTTCGCACTTAAAGGTGTTCTTAGGGGTGTAGTAGTAGTGTTCCACCAGTTTGCCACCCCTGCCAATGGTAGTATAGGAGTAAATGTCGTTGTCGTCAATGCACTGCTGGACCATAGCCTCGATTTTGATGGCAAGGGATTTGATGGTGTAGTTGGCTACTTCCTCTCCCAGCCCTGCAATCTGGTCCACACAGCAACTCTCCACCTTACCCTTCAGTTCCTCCAGGAGCCTGCCCTTCTCATAGTACTTGGCGTTTAGCCATATCTTCCACACCCTACCAGTGTTGATGTTGATTACTTCCACCCCAATCTGCTGGATGATGGTCTTGGTTTCGTTGTTTCTTACTACGTTGGTGCGAGTTGCACGTACGCTAATGTTCTTGTAGGTCTTCATAATTAAAAAATCTTTTGTTTTACTTAAAACTCTCTGGGTACAAAGGTAAGCATTTTATTTTAATCTCCAAAACTTTTTTCACTTTTTTTACATAAAAAGTTTTTATGTGTCTTAAATAATAACTCACCTCTGCTATACCCTATTACAAGAATCGTGCCACAGTGATATTTTTAGAGAGGAAATTGTAGAAAAAGTTAGGGGTATGGTAAAACGCACACATAATATATACCTGGTTTCCCCTTATATGGTTTATATATGGGACTACCCTATGTATACCTGTTATTTGCCCTGTAAATTACCTTAAATTGCTTTTTATATTATATAATATAGGTATAGTACCACAGGTGTTGTAGTCGCTCCTACTTGACATATATCAACCATATTTGACACTTTGTCATATCACATTGTTTTCTGTTGTTTCTTGCCTGCTACTACCTGATGGTTTGGTCTGTCCTTACCATTGTCTTTGTCCTTGCTACACTCTGGTATGGGTACTTAACCACAATAGTATTTATGTTGTCAAATTAATACAGAAAATAGCAAAACTAAATTAGTTTAATAACTTATAATATATTACTAATTAGATTTAATTTTATTACTTAACTTATAACATATTATAACTTCATTACATATTTTAATTTGATTACATTTCTTTGTTGTTGATGTGATTGATGCTGGTACTCACCCTGGCAATACCCTTTATGTTTGCTTGTTCTTTTCTTGTTGTAATTTGATTAGTTTTTTGTTTAGTTATCAAGCGAGAGAAGGATAGGTGGTTGTGTCTGAGGCCAGGCTAAGGGAGGGGGTGGTTTTAGAATCCTATCGAACCCACTCGAAACCTCGCCCCGCCCTCGATTTCACACAAAAATCCCTTTCCAAAGGGCTGGAAAGGGGGAAAAAACAACAAAAAATGGAATATTATGAAAGATATTATTTAATAATGAATATTATTAAATAAAAGTCTGGAATCAGTCTTCAGTACCTCTATCAACACCCAGTAAATCATTGACAAAAACCACCTTAGAATCAATGCGATTTTTTTGAAATTTCAACTCATACCATAGTGTTTTTTCGAGGTAACTGAGTCCAATTTGTTCATCAATGTCCTTGGTTTTGAACTTGCGTAGTGCTGTAAGACATACATCCTGTAGTATATCTTCAGAGGTGCGTCCCATTGATATAGCAATGTCGTCATTATGGCATTTGGCTTTAAGGTCGTAATAGTATTTTTCAATAATGTTACTTATCGTCATCCTCGTCCCAATTATCATTCAGCAATAAGTCATCAAGTATTGCTATTATTTTTTCTGGGGATTGATAACCATGTTCCTCATTATGTATATCTGCGTGACACTGTTGGCATACTGTTTCAAGATTATGGTCGTCTAATAACAGGTCATAGTCAATAACGCCTTTGGCAAATGGGCTACGTATGTGGTGTACAGAAAGTGGGTTTTCCATTGTTCCAGCATTAACAATTCCCTTTTTTAAGCATTCCTCACATACTGGGTGGTTCTGGATATAGGTTTGTCTAACCTTACGCCACTGGGTGTTGTTATATGCGATTTTACGCAGGGCTCTCATATCTGTTTCCTTGTGTGTAGTAGATTTGGGCTTCTTTGGGGTTTTGTTAATCCAGGGCATCGTCTTCAAACATTTTATCGTCGTTATTCTTGGACTCGATGAGTCGTTCGATACGCTCTTCGTTTCTGGTGAGGAAATCCCCAACTATAGTGCGTATCATTAGTGAAAAACTACACCCAAGTTTGTCACGAAGTTCTGTCAATACCTGTACCTGGTAGGGTGTTAGACGAATGGTTACTTTTTCTGTTAACATACGATATTTTCTAACTAAGTATAAATAGTGTGAACTTTCTAAAAAGATATGTTTTTTTATAAAAAAAACAATCTTTTTGAGTTTGTCAGGCAAAATCCATACTTTTAAGTAAAAATCTATACAATGGGTATATTTTCAAGACGTAAAAAAGAAGAGCCTGTACAGACTGAGGAAAGGGCTGTACATATTGGTGGGCTTTCATTCAATAGTGTTTCGAGTTTCAGTTCTGAGCAGGCAATGCGTCTGTCAGCAGTATACTGTGCAGTGAACCAGATTTCAAACAGTCTGGCATTACTTCCAATCTACATTTACAAGGTGGATGATTTGGACAGGAAGATAAAGGTTAAACACAACCTATACAGTGTGCTTAATATGTGTCCTGACAGGAAGTATACGCATTTCCAATGGATGAAGCAGTTGGTTACCTCAATGTTCCTGAGGGGTAATGGCTATGCATATATCCAGAGGGATGAGCAGTTGAATGTCGTTAGCCTAACATACATTGACGCTGACTATGTTACCCCAATGTTACAGAAGGATGGTACAGTCAAGTATCTTATTGCTGGTATGAACCAGGCTGTTGACCAGCAGAACATGATACACCTGTATCTGTACCTTGACAATACATTCAGAGGTATATCAACCATCAAGTATGCATCCCAGGCATTGGAAACTGCATCAGAGGCTGAGAAGCACGCAAGCAATTTCTTCAAAAGTGGTGCAAACCTCAGTGGTATCATCAAAGCCAGTGCTACGCTTACAAACGACCAGAAGAAACAAATCCAGGAAAGTTGGAGAAGTGCATTTAACTCAGGTAGTGACAGCAAGGTATCTGTTGCTGTATTGCCACAGGGATTGGAGTATCAGCCAATATCTGTATCACCAGAGGATGCTGAGTTGCTTGAGACCAGGAAGTACGATGTAATTAACATAGCCAGGTTCTTCAATATCAGCCCAATCAAACTATTCGACATTGGTGATGTATCATACAACTCAATGGAGGCTGCACAGATTAGTTACCTCAACGACACTATCCTACCTCTGGCTATGATGATATGTGATGAGTTCAACAGGAAGTTGTTCAAGCCATCACAGGTAGGTAAGTTGATATGTGATTTCGACTTCACCACGCTTATGTCCAGCAACAAGGAGTCTGAGGCTTCCTACTACAAGAGTATGTTGGTTAATGGTATTATGACGCTTAATGAAGTTCGTAACAAACTTGGGCTTGAGCCTGCTGATGAACTTATTGGTGACAAGCATTGGGTCCAGATTTCTTACGCTACGATGGAGGATGTTGCCAGTGGCAAGTATGTCAAGGGGCAGGACCAGGTACAGAACCAGAATGTTGACAACCAGGCAAAGGAATCAAACACTAACAATAACGAACCACAAAAAACTAATGAGTAATGGTCTGCAATATAATGTCAGGTAAAATATTCAAAGGGTCTATCGCTGAAATCACAGTCCCAATGTTTCCCAGGTGTTATACTGGTGAGACTGAGGATTTGGTGGTGGATTTCTATGTAGATGGTGATACAGCCCAAACAAGCATTGAATTTTCCATCAGTGCTGGAACCATCACGCTCGATGAGTATTTCAATGGAACTGTAGTTTTCCAGGATTCACAGTTGGGCGTGTTGCCTGATGGTTTGCTTAAGTACACTACGACATGTGGTGATGAATATCTCAAGGAGTGGGAAACAAGGTACTTCATATGTACACCACAGAACTTTACACCAGTTGAGTATGTAACCCAAGAGAATGTTGAGGAAGTTGTTACAGAGTATATGGGTGACTATGTTACCAAGACTGAGGCTGAGGACACCTACCTTTCAAAGGTGGACGCACAAAGCACGTACCTATCAAAGACTGACGCCCAGGGTACCTATCTGTCGAAGACTGATGCTCAGAGTACTTATGCCAAAAAGACTGACATACCTGACGTATCCAATTTTATAACCTCTGGTGACGCTCAGACAATAGTTAACTCATCACTTACCAGTTATTCAACAACCAGCCAGGTTGAAGGTATGATAAGTGCTGCTACCAGTGACTTTGTAACATCAGGGGATGTAGCGACAACCTTAGAAGACTATGCAAAACTTACAGATATTCCTTCTCTGGATGGCTATGCCACAGAACAGTATGTGGATAATGCAGTGGCTGACTGTCCTACTTCAAGTACCATTTCGACAATATGGCTTGGCACTCAGCAGGAGTATGATGCCATACCTACGAAAGATAACGCAACACTATACATCATCAAATGATTAGGGTAGGTTTAGGTGACATATCAAATATGAAGATTGGCTCTGATGATGCTCAGAAAGCATACCAGGGTAGTAACCTTGTGTGGAGTAGAGGACCAGAGTACCAATCATTGACTATCGTATATACTGTTAATATATTAGATAGTGGCAAACCATTAGCCATTGCTAATACAGTTCCAAGTGGTGCTACCATGACTGTTGATGGTGTGCAGATGCCAGCGTCAACAACATACACATTTGACACTTATGGTGACCATACAATAGTATGGGATGGAATCACTGGGTCAACTACTACGCCAGGTTCAAACCACACTTTCTCTGATTGTTCTGCAATTACTGCTGTATACTTACCTAATACTTTGACTGACATCAGGTCTAATATGTTCTCAGGATGTAATAAACTGAGGGGTATTGATATGTCGAACACATTGATTACGAACATATATAGCAACGCATTCCAAGGCTGTTCTTACCTTCGTAATATTCTGTTCAGCCCATACACAACCTCAATCTCACCATATGCTTTCTATAATATTATGAATGTATCTGGACAGTTATGTGACATTACATTCCCAAGTGGTTTGGTTGAGATTGGCGAGTACGCTTTTTCACATTGCACCTATCTTAGACAGGTAGATTTCAGTAACTGCACAAACTTAACAACAATAGATGACAATGCTTTTAGTAATTGCAGTCAGTTAACAAACCTTACTTTACCATCCACATTAACTTATCTTGGTAATAGTGCCTTTTATGATTGCGAAAGGTTACGTGGTGCTGCTGATTATTATCAAACAGGGTACGCATACCTTGAAATACCAACTGGAATTACACACTTAAATGATAGTGTATTCTCGTATATTGGTAGGAATGCTGATGTAAAAACAGTAATTAGACCACACAGTGGTATAACCAGTGTTGGAAATGCAGCGTTTACATTTTCTAATGTAATTCTGGATTTCGAGGCACCACTACAATCTGTTGGGTTTGCAGCGTTCAGAGGCGTTGAGTTTATGAGTGATGTTGAGATAGCAGCAGATGCAAGTCCATTGGGTGTCTCATGCTTCAATGAGTGTACCATACCAAATGGTCTGAAGTTCCTTGGTCCAGACTGTTCTACAGGTTCAACGAGTGACATCTGCATTGCCAGTGGGCAGAGCAACAACATTTTTGCTTACTATGGTTCCATTATATATCCTGAGGATATAACATTCAGCATACTGGTTCCATACTGCTGGAGTACTGAGTATACTAACATTATTCGTACATGGGAGGATGCATCTGGTCACCATTCAGACTACGTAGACAAAATCATTGCATATTAATCCAGGGCTGTCGTAATAACCAATTTTTGCTACCAAACACATAGGACTGGATTTGGGGTTGTGGGATGAAACACAACCCTTTTTTTGTAGGCTATAACCAACCCTTTATAGTTAAAATAACTCAATAAAAAATTAGTTAATTATGCAAGTAATTGTTAATGGCGAACAGCCATTTAAGGCGTTGAAAAACACCTTCTGCGTTGGACCTACTTCAAGTGGGTATACGCTTAACTACGCTGTATCTAAGGATGGAGAATTCACAGCCTATAGCGAGGCTACGCCAGCAAATGAGTGCCTCATAGTGAATGGTGTTACACCTTTCATGTGGTTCAAATTGGCTGGTAATGTTGACGAAGAAACTGAAATAATCCTCTAATACCTTACGACAATGATTATAAACTTTTCAAATCTTGGTGGAGGTGGTGGTGGAAGTTATGTACTTCCTGTAGCCACAGATAGTCGTCTTGGTGGTGTCAAGATAGGTAGTGGTGTCAATGTAGACTCTGCTGGTACAATCAGTGCTCAGGAGTATACACTACCTACTGCATCAAGTGAGGTTCTTGGTGGTGTAAAGGTTGGTAGTGGTCTTACCATTACTGATGGTGTGTTGTCTGCAAATGGTGGTGGAGGTGACTCTACTGCACTAGAAGAGATTACTGAACTTCCTGAAAGCCCTGAGGATGGTGCTGTGTATAACTATAATGGAACACTTATCAAATACGTTGATGGTCCTGGAAATTGGGGTAAATGGTATGGTGATGCTAATGTTGGATTTAAATCCAATAATGATTTGAATCATATTTGTTCATTTAACTATGTAACATTACCAGCATCTGCTGATGGTGCCATTCTTATCAGTTTTAAGAGGTCAAACGATTATGAACATGTTATCTTTGACCTAACCAATGACAGATTGGTTATAAAATCTGATGTGGCATCAGAAACAAATGATTTTGTTGTTGCACATAATGGTGCTGAAGTAAAAGCATATGTTGCCAACAACGATTTTTATGCATTTTACGTTAAATGGGAAGGTAATATAATTAACTTCACTTATGCATACATGTTTGGTTATATAGGAACTGCATATGCTCAATCACGATGTAACCTATTAGACACCACAACATCAACAGGTCATTACGAACTGATTGGAGAACCACGTGCTTTGCCAAGTTCAAACTTATACAAAGACACGTATGGTGCTATGCAGAGCATTTATGTTGATGCTGATGAAGCCAAGTTTTTTCTACCTAAGGCAATTGATGAGAATGGAAGAATATTAGGTGTTGGAAGCACAGCAAGAGCATCATACTCAAGGGTTAATGGTCCATACATAAAAACTATTTTATATACTGAAGATTCTTCAAGTTCTTCACGTACTATTCTTCCTGATATGTGGGTACCTACAGCATCTGGCAACCAAGGTGATATACTCGTATCAAATGGTAGTAATGGATATACTCCAACACCACCAGTGTTCAAAAGTATACAACAAGCATTGGGTGTTGATTTCTGGACTGGCACACAGGATGAGTATGATGCTATAACCACCAAATCAGCAACAACACTTTATATAATCATTCCAGACGAATAAACAATGAAAAAGTGGGTTGACATAACAACTTTAAATAATACTACCCCATTTGGAAAAGTGAGGTGGCTACAGAACCTTACTATAGCTTATAATACAAGTAATTTCCTTGAGTTTTCTGAGTTAAGTGGTATTACAATCGATGGTAGGTCTTGGTCGAGTAACTCAGGTCCAAGTTGGGGTTATGCATCTACTCATAGAGTTGCTAATAATGATGATTCGTTTACCTGTACATTCTTAAATGAGTATCGTACTTCGAATGACGTAACTGTTAGTTCATCTAACAGTACTGCTGGTACTGCTGTACACGATGTTAAAAGGTCAGTGTATTACGACGATGTGGTAACAATGAGTGGTCAGACATTCTATGAGGTTGATTTCACAACCTGGAGTGGTTACACACCATTGTATTACTGCTATACTGGTACTAGTGTAAGTGCTGGCCAGGTATATGTTGAAATTGGCTCAGACCCAATAGTAGTTGATAAAGACAAACTATCGTTCAAATCATCAGGTGAAACAAAAAACGTAGTTATAGAATCAGATAATCCCTGGACTGCAACCACGTCAGAAGCCTGGGTTAGTTTATCAACTTCTGCTGGTACATCAGGTGAAACAACGTTATCTGTTACAGCACCAGAGTATACTGCGACTACAGAAAATAGGACAGCAACCATAACCATAACAGATGGTGAGTTCAGTGTTACTATCAATGTAAAGCAAGCAAAAAAGAGAGAGGGAGGGGTATCAGAAATGTACCTTGGAACACTCAATATGGAAAGTGCTTACTTTGGTGGTTTAGAGGTAGAGGCTATGTACCTTGGCGAAAATGAAGTGTACTCTAATGGTCCATTTGTAGGATTGATAATTAAACCTGAGTCAAAAATAGTACCTTATTCTGGTGGTATTTTCGAAATTAAGATTAAATCATCAGAGGACTGGACACTATCAATGGACCCAACATACCTGAGTGCTGACACTTACAGTGGTACTACTGGTGAAAGTATTGTAACAATTACAGCAGATACATATACTGGTAACACTGATATTGAGTCAACCATAACTGCCACAACTGCCAGTTATAGTGCAGAAACTACAGTTAAATACAGTTGTAGTATAGATGGTCTTAACTTCTTGTTCAACTTTAACGCAAAGGACTATGATGCAAGCACAAGAACAATACCAAACCATAGTGCTGGTACTCTATCACAAAATATGGTGTTTAAAAAAACAACTAATTCATCATATAGTGGTGTTGCCAGTGCAATAACAGCATCATCTGACCATATTAGTTTTTCAGCAGGTACATACGCTCAGTTTGCATATAACAATGCTTCTGATAGTCCATTTAATATAACTGATAACGAACCAAATCTTACTGTTATAGTAAAAATGTGGAGAAATCCTGATGCTGGTTCAAGTATTTGGGCTGGTACTCCTCAGAGTGATGTATTATCCAATAGGGGTAATAACCCAAACTCATTTAACTGGCTTTTGAGATGTAGTGAAACAGATATATATGCCATTACAACAGAAGATTCAGATAAATTGTCATGGAGTGCGATACCTGTTACTGTTGTATATCGGATTACAAACAAACAACTTCAAATTAAAAATATAACTGAAGGGACAAGTACACCACTAACAACAACTACGTATAGCCAGCCAACTAACAGGGTTACGTTCTTTGGTATGGGTTATCAGTTATCGGCTACAGATGTAAGAAACTGCATTGGTGGTGACTTCTACTGGATGTTCCTGTCAAGAGACTCATTGACTGATGAACAAATCCAGCAGGTTATAGACTATAACAATAACCTTTAACTCTATACTGATGATATTTTTGAGGGACACCTATACAGGGTGTCCTTTTTTGTTTGTCAGCCATTTTGGGTGCTTTATAAGAAAATTGAAACACAATGGAAAAAGAGTATAGACAATTAAGTGTAGAACTCAGAGCCAACCCTGAAAATC